CACAATATAGTCGACTTGCAACCTCGTGATTTAGAGGTTTCTCACCTAAGAACCCTGCGGTTGTTCCGCATAGTTCATACGGGAAGAGATATTCAAGCTTAGCAGACCAGTTAGGGAAATGGGATTTCTCCCAATTCTTTCGCTTTTCTGCAACAGCACCAGGTCCATGCTTAAAACCAGTCCCTTTGCCTTCACTTTCCAAACGAGCTGAATGCTCAATTGGATCGAAAAAGTCAAAACGACTGAGCAGCAGATCAGCAACTTGCTGAACTCTTGCTAGGAGGACTCGATCTACTCTCTTTTCGGCAATCGCTTCTTCACTCTCCTCGGTTTGATCCGAGAAGAGCGTCGGGCTTTCACCGCTAACGGGAGCACCGTCACGAGCCTGCACAAGATGTACAGACTCAAGCCGATTATCGATGTCCAGCTCATCTGAGAACCATTGTAAAGAGGGTTCTCTAATGGACTTTTCAATGTCATGGTAAGCCTCCAGAGTCGTAGTAATACGGTCTGGAGTGCATGCCACTTCTAGCTTCTTCCCGATGCAGCAAAGCTGTCTCAAAAAGAATATGCTAGTAACATTGGCATCCTGTCGTAAGCATGCGTTCTTGTCAAACACGTGCAACCAGAGTCCCGAGAATAATCTCGGCACCCTGACTCTCTTACTAACTCGCCTACTTAGCGGGCCAGAGAGCTGAAGGCACCCAGACTCGAGTCCCCTTAGAAGAAGGGAATCCAAGTTTGGAAGGTCGAGCGTGAACAACGCAAGACCTCTAGTTTGACAATAAAGGGCGAGTCTTTCAATATCTAGACCCAAACCCTCTATAGCAGGGTACGCTGCGAGTACATCTTTACAGATTCCTCGCACGACATGGAGTAGAGCACTTTCTTGGCTTTTCATAACTTGTCCTTATTAGGGAGGTTATCCAAGCCCCAGATCGTGAACGGTCACTTCGAGTTCCTTAACTCTCGAAGTTCATCAACTTGGTAATGTTAGCATTGGTCGACGCAGTCAACCATGCATACAAAGCCGACGCGACATAGGTGGGGTCAGTGAGGGTATCACCCTGCTGATTCTCTATGACGGTGTAAACTTTCCTAACAGTGGAAAGAGTCGCCGGAGAGACCGGAAAGACCGTATGAACGAATTCGACATTGTGACGATCAATCATCACTTGCCGCTTTTTGTCCATATAGGAACTGTTCCGAATCTG